CTCGCGCTTATGAGCAGCAGGAAGACCCGTTGATGGCGCAGCAGTACCTGTCGATCTTCTATCAGGAGTTGGACAACTTGAAGGCCCGCTACGACGACATGCCTGCACCGCAACCTGTGGTGTTGAATAGTCGCAATGCGTCGAGGTGGCGGTCCCAGGTGATCTTGCCGAACCGTTTACGCTACTCCTGGGAGTAGCTGGTGGCTCGTAGCGCGCAACGCCAGTTTTCGCTGGAAACCCTGGATTCGTTTTCGGGTGGATTGAATCTGAGGTCCGATCAGTTCAACCTGTCGGGCGACGAGTCGCCTGATTTGTTGAACGTGACTGTTGATCCGCGTGGCGGAATCAAAATGCGCGACGGTGTGGATCGTCGCAACGCGACGGCGTTGTCCGCTGATGTTCAGGGGTTGTGGGGGTTTTATCCCGACAACGTGTCCAACTCGGCGGTGATGGTCAACTATGACACGAAGGTTGCCCATTCTGCGAGCGGTGACTTTACTGATTTGACGGGGATCACGGCCCGCACGGCGGGGACGCGGGTGTACGGCATCACGATGAACAACATTTCTTATGGGGTGTCGTATGACAAGCCGTCGTTCAGGTGGAATGGCACTACGGCTGCCGACCTGGGCACCACGTTTGACTACAAAGATGTTGATGGCAACTGGTTGGATGGAAACTTCCCGCAAGCCCAGTATGTGGCTTTTTGGAACAACTTTGCGTTCATCGCCCACACCTACGAGTCAGCTACCGCCTACAAGTCTCGGGTTCGCTGGTCGCAGGCCAACCAGGCCGAGCGGTGGGCGGAAGACGACTACGCCGACATTGACATTGGTGAAAGCGGCGGGTTCATCACAGGGTTGGCGCCGTTTGGTGACCGCCTGTTGGTGTTCAAAACGAATGGCGTGTTTGCCATAACGGGGTTTGATTCTGATTCGTTTCAGGTTCAGACGATCACGCAGGAGGTCGGGATGGTTGCGCTGTCCACTCCTGCGGTTGCACCCAACGGGTGCTATTTCTGGAACGGTGAAGACGGCGTGTACCTGTATAACAGGGAACAGTTCTTCTACCTGTTCGACAAGTTGGATCCTGCGATACGCGATGGGCGTATCACGTTCACGGCCCCTCCGCAGCTCGCGTGGGGTAACAACAAACTGTACGCATCTGTCGATTGGACAGAAGACGGCACCACGGCCCGTCGCACCCTGATCTTTGATCCGACGTTGGGCCAGGGCGGCGCCTGGGTCACGTCAGATATTGATGCGGGACCGATGACGGCGTTTCGTCCACCGTCGGGGCGTCCCAAGGTGCTGGCGGGATGCGTCGCTGCGACGGGTTCGGTGATCGACCTGGAAGACGAGCAGAATCGCACGTCGGACAGGTACACGGGGTCAACAGAAACGCACATCACATCATATTTTGTGACCCGTTGGGTGACGGGCCGCAACCCGATTGTGAAGAAACGGTGGGGGAAACCCCGCATGGTCACCCTGGCCGAGTCATCCATCACGATGCCCGTCCAGGTTTACAAAAACTATGACAAGGCCGAACAGTCCATGTCGTTCGATGTGAACGTCACGGGTCGTACATCAACGTCGGTGTGGGATACGGCAAAATGGGATGACGCGGATCCTGATTCTGACTATTACGCGGCGTGGGATGCGATTGCGTCGAATCTGGTCGCTGACGTGAAAAGACTGCCAACTCTTGGGACAGCGAGGTCAGTAAGTATGAAAGTCAACGGGCCGTCCACCAACAGCACATGGGAAATCAACGCTTTGGCGTACACCTATGTGGCGAGAAGGATGCGATAAATGGCGACCCTGGCGGTAACCAACACGTTTGCGGCGGGCACCACGATTGTCGCCGCCGACATGAACACAAACTTCTCTGACATCGAGTCGTTCGTCAACTCGTCCCCTGGGTTGGTTCAGGACAGTTTGGTGGACGCCAAAGGCGACCTGCTGGCCGCTTCGGCTGACAACACGATCACCCGCCTGGGGGTTGGCAGCAACACTTATGTGTTGACAGCTGATTCGACGGAGGCCACAGGTATCAAGTGGGCTTCGCCCACGGTGGGGACGATCACAGCGGTCACTGGGACAGCCCCGATTGTGTCGTCTGGTGGGACAACGCCCGCTATTTCAGTGACGACCAATGATGCACAGCTCATCTTGAACAACACCGTCTTCAACTAAGGAAAGATAATGGCAACATATTCCAAGCATGTTCTCAGCGGAACCCCTGCCGATGGCAGGAACGTCAAGGTTGCTGCTACGGCGACGGCGGGAACGCTGATTCATACGGCGATAGCGGGCACTTCTGACCTGGACGAAATCTGGTTGTATGCGTGCAATACGTCGGCGTCTGATGTGAAGCTCACCATCGAGTACGGTGGTGTCGCTTCACCTGATGATCTGTCTGAGGTCACGATTACTGCTGAGGCAGGCTGGGTTTTGGTGCTCCCAGGGACACTGTTGCAGAACGGTCTGGTTGTCAGGGCGTTTGCTGGAACGACGAATGTCATCAACATCAACGGCTACGTCAACCGCATAACTGCCTAGGCGATGTTTCGCCAGGACCGCACCAACCCGTCTACCGCCATATCTAACTGGCGGGGGCGGCATGACACGCCGAAGGCGTGGCCGTCTTCGGCTGTGTCTACTTGGTTGAATGGTGGCCTGTTCGGCGCTGCTGGTATGACGGCGTTTGGTGGGATCATCACGCAGTATGAGGATTCTGGTACGACGTACCGTGTTCATACGTTCCGTGGTTCAGGCAAGTTTGTGGTGTCTGCTGGTACGGCTGATGTGGATTATCTGATCGTCGCAGGCGGCGGCGCTGGAGGCGGTGTCGGTGTCTCTGGTGGTGGCGGCGGCGCTGGCGGTGTCCGTACAGGCACGGCCCTAACGGTGGATGTTGCTTCCAGCCCGTACACGATCACTGTCGGGGCTGGTGGCGCTGGCCTTACGGGTGGTACCTCGGGCAACGACGGTGGGGAGAGCGATGCGTTGGGCATCACATCGTCAAGCGGTACGGGTAAATCTGCTCAGGGCGGGGGCGGTGGAGGCAAAGACGTTGGGCGGTCTGGCGGTTCGGGCGGCGGTGGCGGAGCGTTTCTCGGATACGACAACACCTACGGTTCCGCGATGACGACGGGCAACGGGTTACAGGGCTACAACGGTGCCAAAGCCGACGGGTCGGAAGCCTACGGTGGAGGTGGCGGTGGTTGGGGCGCACTTGGTAACGAACCTGTCGCTTCGACCCACGCAGGTTATGGCGGTGTCGGAGCCACGGGATACGGAATCGGAGCCACGACCCCGTATTACGCTGGCGGGGGCGCTGGCGATTCAGGGGTCACCGCCCCCTCCGAGCAAGGTATTGGCGGCAACGGCGGCGGGGGTAACAGTTCCCTCCAAGCCGTTGGTCACGGTGGCGTGCCCAACACGGGCGGCGGTGGCGGTTCTGGGTGGACCGAAACAGGCGCGGGCGGTGCGGGTATTGTCATCATCCGATACGCGGTGGCCGCATAATGGCTGATCCCGCATACATCGTTGACGGTGTTCTCACTGATGGTGAGGCATGGGTCGCCCTCGGCTCAACGACGTTGGGTGGGAGCGCAGCGGTTGTCACGTTCACAAGTGCCGACGACGGGAGTTCGCTGGACTGGTCGCAGTTCATGGATTTGGTCGTCGTCTGGTATGCCCGCTCCGACAGGGCATCCACCAACAATGACTTCATCGTGCAGTTCAACAACGATACGAGCAGCAACTATCCCATTCAGTTGTTGAGTGGTTCGGGGGCTGCTGCGAACGCTTACGCGGCAACGAACACCTTTGCGTACATGGGTGATCTGCCTGCTGCGAGTTCTCCCGCCAACCATATGTCTGCTGGTGTTGCGACGTTCTTCGATGTGAACAGCGGCAAATACAAAAGTGTGCTTGCCCAGTCCGCTAAAGACGATGACGGCTCTGGCTACGTCTCCCTATTTGCTGCGACTTGGAAGTCGCAAGCGCCGATCACTGAGATCGACCTGATAGCGAGCGGCAACAATCTCGTAGCGGGAACCCACATCGACCTGTTTGGTGTGCTGCCAAGGATGGTTGCCTGATGGCGATAATCGAGGCTATTGCGACGACGTATTTGGAGGCTGATGCTGCGTCGGTGACGTTCTCGTCTATTCCGACGACGTATGAGCATTTGCAGGTGCGTGGTTCGCATCGGACCTCGGCGGGGACGAGTGGTCAGCCTTTCTACATCGAACTCAACGCGACTGCTGGAACGGGCTATTCGTCGCACGGGATGATCGGAACCGACACAACGGTGTCGGGGCAACCCCAGACGGGTACGGCAGCCATCGCCATCTGGGACGGAACCCACGGAACTCTCGTCAACGCTGCGGATTACGCGACGATCATCATGGACGTTATGGACTACCGAAACGCGAACAAGAACACGACCGTCCAGTTGTTTATGGCCGATGCGATGACGCTATCGGGTGCGAGCAGGGTGACTTTCGCGTCGGGTTTGTGGGATGACACGGCGGCGATCACGCAGATCAAGTTCACGCCGTCCAGCGGGAACATGGTGCGTGGTTCTGAGTTCACCCTCTACGGATTGAATAGTTCCTGATGGCTGCTTTCACTGTTATCTCTGCTGCTGAGTTGGGAGCCAGCGCCGCATCGTTCACGATCAGCAGCATCTCGGCGTCCTACGACCACCTCTACATGACGATCTCGGCTCGTGACAGCAAGAGCGCCTACTACAACAATCTGGAGTTTCGCTTCAACGGCGACTCCACGCCGTACTCCTGCACCTATCTGATCGCACAGACGGCCACGCCTACCAGCAGCCGCAATACGTCATCAGAGATCGGTGATGTCCTGACCACGATGGCAGCCGATTCGACGCTGGCCGACACGTTTTCCACGACGACCATCTGGATTCCGAACTACTCAAACACATCGAACGACAAGCCGTGTCTCATCAAGTCGGTCGTGCCGAACAACTCCACGACCGACGACCAGTGGCGCGTTCAACTGACCGCTGGCCTGTGGGCCAGCACCGACGCCATCGACGAGATCAGAGTCAAGTCGGACGGTGCCTCGGAGTTGATGCAATACACCAGTTACGTCCTCTACGGAATCAACGGAGCGTAGTCACATGGCAAGACAGAAGGTAGTGAACGGGGTCTACTACGACCTCACAGCAGAAGAAGAAGCAGAACTGGACGCACAGGCTGAGGCTGCCGATCTGGACATGAACCATGTGCGGGGTCAGCGTGACGGCCAGTTGCGTGGCTCCGACTGGACACAGATCGGTGACGCCGCGTTGGGCGCTCATACCGCTGAGGAGTGGGCAACGTACCGCCAGGAGCTGCGGGATCTGCCGCAGACGTACTCGCGTGTGTCTGAGGTGGTGTGGCCTAATGATCCCCCGACACAGGCTGCAATCGACGCTGCCGCTGAGTAATGGATCAGCCGTCCGACATCCGCCAAATCAGAATCCCAACCGTAGCGTTGGGCCTCATTCTGAGCGTGGCAGCGATAGTCGGCACGGTCACATGGTCCTCAGCACGCCTGGTGGCACGCATCGACCATTTGGAAGCAACGGTGTCTTCCATTGAGGACACGATGGACATGAACGCTTACGCCAGGGCAGCAGACCTGGAGGATCTCCAGGTCACTGTGGGGTCGTTGTCTGTGGCTATGCAGGAGCTGGGGGATGTTATTCACGACGACTGGTCGGTGGAGGATTAGGTGTCCACCACCTTTGTTTATAGGCCGTCGCATCGGATGGTGGGACAGAACGCCCTAAGTATTGAGTTTGAGCTTCGGAAACTGGCGCAGAAGCTGGAAGAAATGGACTCTGCAATGGACGCGACCAGACTAGGTATCTTCGGAAAGCGGGACTAATGGCTATCAGGCGGGCTGCCTCAGAGATGGGGCGCAAACTAGGCGACGAGTCGTTGACCGTTGCCGATACGGCTATCGGGCTGGCATCCATCGCCTCCAACTCTGTTGCGGCGATGATTACGAACGGCGCAGAGGCGATCAGGGTGAGGTGGGGTACCCCCACCACATCTGTTGGTCACTACCTGAATCCGTACAGCACGATGGAGTTGGTGAACGACGATTTGGATGATGTCAAGTTCATTCGTGTCGGCGGTTCTAGTTCCACCATTTTCGTTACCTACTTTGGTGCCTGAAGATGCCGTTGAATCGGATTTCGCAACGACTGGTGGATCAGGTTCCGACGGGCGACATCACCGATGTTGTTGCGGGGGATGGTCTGTCGGGTGGCGGCAGCACGGGTGCTGTAACCCTGGCGTTGGATGTCAACGAACTGACTGTTGCTACTGCGGTTGCGGGCGACTATGTGGCGATAGAGGACGTTGGGGACGGCACGTCGAAGAAAGCCCTCATCAGCGACATTACGGCTCTGGCTGGCGACATCACGGAGATTACTGCTGGCACCCTTGTTGATGTCACTTCGGGCACGGGGCCAGTTCCTACGATCAACGTCGATCTGTCCGAGGCGTCCACTTCTACTTCTGACGGTGATGGCGACTATTTCTTGGTTACTGATGCGGCGGCTGCCCAGTACAAGCTGACGAAGGCGAATATTGCCTTGTCGGGGATGAATAACGATTCTGGGTGGACGGCGAACGCGGGCACGGTTACGTCTGTGACTGGGACTGCTCCGATTGTTTCTTCGGGTGGGGCTACGCCTGCTATTTCTATAACGGTTGAGACTGCGACGTTGCAGTTGGCGGGTCAGGTGTTCGGCTAGATGCCTCCTTGGGGTGCTGGGTCTAAGCCCAAGGCGAAGACGGTTCCGTGGGATACCCCCACCAGGGACCCAGGTTTTCGGTTGCCTAAGCCCCCTCCGAGCGGTGGTAAAAGAATCCCGCCGCTACCTGGGCCTAGTAGGGTTATTCCGCAGCCACGTCCGCCCCAGGGCGAGTTCCAGATTGTGCGTCCCGACGCTGACGAGTACGCAGCGCGTGTCGCTGCGGCGGCGGCTGCTCGACCGTCGCCACAGATTGGCCCTGGTGGCGCCCAGTTGCATGTTGATCGGTTCGGTCGGGCGCAGGGTTTGGACGAGGGTTACAACCCGCACGATCTTGGCGGTGGTCGGTCGGATCTGGTGTATTACCCGCATTTCGATAAGCCCACCATTTCAAGGGAACCGTACCGCCCGCAGCCAGGGGGGCCGTCTGTAGAGTATCTGGGGGCTTCTGGTGGGCCTCCTGGAACGGGCGCTAGCAAGCCTGCGCCTACCACGACGGCTCCGCCGTTCTTGGGTGCAGGACCGCCGACGTACACGCCGCCCCCAACGTCAGTGACCCCTGGGGGACCGCCCTCGACATACGCTTCCGCCCCCGCACCCGCCACTACTGCCCCTCCGTTTCTCGGGGCAGGTATTCCAACACCTGCACCAAAGCCAGCTCCCCTGTGGGGTTCAGGTGCCGCAGGCACGGGCAGGGTTCCAGGCGGATACGGCATGGACGACATTCAGGCGGCGGTGAAACCGTCACCGTCAGCTCCGAGGATTCCAGGTCCGATGGCGCAGCCTCCAGGCAGGTCTTTCGGATCGGGTGTGGCGGGCACAGGTCGTGTCCCTGGCGGGTTTGAGGTGGTTCCCGATGGCGGGTTGGGTGCGGGTTCTAAGCCTCCGCCTGCGGTTAGTTCGGGCCGCGTACCAGGGGGGTTTGAGGTCATCCCTGGTGGTGGTCTAGGTCCTGGGTCTGTGGTCCCCGATAACCTTATTCCCGATTTTGGTTCTGGTGCCCCTGGCACGGGGCGTGTCCCTGGCGGGTTGGAGGTTGTTCCTGGCGGCGGTCTGGGTCCAGGTTCGGTGCGTTCAT